GGTCCAAGGTGATATCGACACGTTTGTTGGGTTCAAGTTCATCACTTCTAATCGTCTGTCAGACGATGGCACTTCTCGCCTTTGCTACGCATGGGCGCAGGATGGCTGCAAGCTGGCAGTCGGAAAAGATGTGATGGCGCGGATCGATGAGCGCAGCGACAAGTCCTTAATGGATAGGGACGCCGCCTAGTAATAGGCGGGCAATAACTGGGTGAACTCAGGGAAACTCTCTAGCAGACAATCCTGAGCCAAGCCGCGCAAGCGGAAGGTGCAACGACTATTCCGGAAGGAAGTACACCCCAAGCGGGGTGGAAGCGCCCAGCCCCTCATATGAGGGTGAAGATATAGTCTCATCTGCATGGCGACGTGCAGCAGCCGAAAGGCGGGACAGGGTTTGCGACCCTGTTTGAAGATTTTGATTCCACGCAGGTTTACTACTGCGCGACCTTCGGTTCGACCCGGATGGAAGAAGACAAAGTCGTTGAAATTGCGTGCAACGAGTAAGGGGAGGATATAGTCATGGGTACTAAAAACTCCGACATCGTTACAGCGTTTGAGGCAGATCCTCCGACACTGAGCGCAAGCCAGGATCTACATGGCGTAGTGCGTGTAGCCGCTGGCACCATCGAACTTGCAGCAGGGGACAGTGATGACGATGATATTGTCATGCTGGCTCAAGTGCCTGCCCACGCGAACATCACCCAGCTCTTTATTGGGTCTGATACGCTTGGGGGTTCTTGCACGTTCAACGTAGGCATCTACACCACGGCTGGCGTAGTTAAAGACGAAGACGTCTTTGCTTCTGCGGTAGCCGATGCTGCAGCGATGGCCGATGTCCGGTTTGAAGCCGCGAACATCGACACTGCTGGTAAGCGGGTGTGGGAACTTGCTGGCGATTCCACCAATCCCGGTGGGTACTACTACATCGCTGCCACTATGGCAGCGGCTGGCGGAACGGCAGGGACGATGTCGTTCCTGATCCACTACGTCATCGACTAATTGGGTGGGGGGGCTTTGGCCCCCCTTCTCTTTTTCAAGGATTACACATGGCATCAGACGTAGACATTTGTAACAGCGCGCTGAACATGATCGGCGCGTCTAATATCATTTCGCTGACCGAAGACAGTAAAGCCGCGCGGGTCTGCAACCAGCGTTACGAATTTGTCCGCGATGCCGTATTTCGTGCGCACCCCTGGAACCCGTTGATCCGCCGCATCGAGCTGGCGGCTGACGAGGACACTCCAGCGTTTGAATTTGAAAAGTTTCACACATTGCCAAGCGATCCGTATTGCCTGCGTGTACTGCGGCCGGAAGATCCTGATACAGTTTTTAAGGTTGAGGGACGCAAGATCGCATCTAGCACCACCCCGTTTAAAATGATTTACGTTGCCAGGGTCACAGATCCCAACGAATACGACACCCTTCTAATTGAGACTATCGCTGCGCGCCTTGCCGCGGACATTTCTTATGCTTTGGTAAACAGCGCCACGCTCTCGCAAACCATGCTTGGCGTTTATGAAAGCAAACTGTCAGAGGCACGCTTCGTTGATGCTACGGAAGGTACGCCGGATAACGTGGTTAACCTGGACCGCGCGAGTTACAGCGAAAGCAACATATTGATTTCATCGAGGTTCTGATGGCAAAGGTTACCAAAGCCTTTACCAATTTTACGGCGGGTGAGATCACGCCGAAGCTGTTTGGCCGTACTGACATTGCCAAGTACGACAACGGTGCGGAGACGATAGAAAACTTTTTAGTCGAACCGCACGGCGGTTTGACGAGACGGCCAGGCACACGGTTTGTGTCTGAGGTCAAAAACAGCTCCAACCAGGTACGCCTGATACCGTTTGAGTTTAACGTCACTCAGGCATACGTCCTAGAGTTTGGGCCATCCTACTTTCGTATATATAAGGACGGCGGTCAGGTTACCTCTGGTGGTTCTGTGGTTGAGGTGTCTACACCATATACCGCGAGTGATCTTGCTGGTCTAAAGTTTGCGCAGAGCGCGGACGTTATGTACGTGGTGTCGCCCAATCATAATATCCGCAAGATCACGCGGACCAGTCACACTGCCTGGACAATCACAGCCGTCGATCTGGCGCGTGGTCCGTTCCTTGATGACAACATAACGACGACGACTTTGACCTCAAGCGCGCGCACCGGCAGCGTCAATATCACGGCATCGGCAGATACGTTTGCCAGCACCGATGTGGGACGGCTTGTAAAAATCAACGAAGGGTTTGTAAAGCTCACCGGGTTCACAAATGCCACTACTGTGGCAGGCACTGTCCAGGCATTGGAGGATGGTCGGTCGGAGCTGCTGCCGAGCTATGCCGCTAGCACAATATCTTTTCATGAAGGTGACCCAGACTCAACCGGCTTGGAACATAACGACCGAATACAGGACAGCGCATTCGGATTTGTTGACCAGGGGTTTAAGGTCGGGCAGACAATAGTCGTCAGCGGCACGTCCAGCAATAACACTACGGCTGGCTACAAGATTGTAGAGGTGTCCGATAGTACCCTAGTCCTAACACCTGGTAATGACCTGGCAAACGAAAGTGCTGGATCAAGTTTCACAGTTGAAGGAAAACTTGAAGCTGATGACAGCTGGGCATTGGGAGCTTTTTCGGAAACGACAGGTTACCCGCGCGCGGTTGCGTTTTACGAACAACGCCTGTGCTTCGCTGGCACCTCTGAGCAACCTCAAACAATTTTCTTCTCGCAGTCAGGTGACTTTGAAAATTTTGAGGCAGGCACTGAAGACGATGACGCGATGGTTTACACCATTGGTTCTAACCAGGTCGCAATTATCAGGTTTCTGTCGTCTACGCGAAATCTCATCGTCGGAACCAGCACGGGCGAATTTGTGGTCCGCGCGAGCGGCACTGACGAGCCTATTACGCCCAAATTGATACAGATTAAACAACAGACAAATCACGGCTCAGCTGATCACACACCGGCGCAAGTCGGTAACACCGTCCTGTTTCTGCAACGCGCTAAACGTAAACTGCGTGAACTACAATTTAACTTCGACGTAGATGGCTACGTCGCTGCAGATCTTAGCATCATCAACGAACATATCACCGAGGGTGGACTAACAGAGCTGGCGCATCAACAAGAACCTAGCGGCATACTCTGGGCAGTGCGCGCCGATGGGCAGATGGTCTGCATGACGTATAAACGCGAAGAGCAGGTCGTCGGCTGGTCACGCCAAATCCTGGGCGGTGCGTTTGGCACTGGCAGTGCGATTGTCGAGAGTGTGGCAACCATTCCTGGTGACCTTGATGAGGACCAGGTGTGGATCGCTGTGAAGCGCACTGTTAACGGCGCTACAAAACGCTACGTCGAGTTCATACGCGATTTTGAGTTTGGCACAGACGTAACCAATGCCATTTTCGTAGATAGCTCGCTCACGTTTACAGGTGTTACCAGCACGCTGGCAGGGGAGGAGGCTGCAGATCAAACAACGATCACCCTAGCGGATGCCTCATCGTTTCCAAGCTCCGGTGCCATCAAGATAGGTTCCGAGGTCATTACTTACACAGGCAAAAGCACAAACGATTTGACGGGCTGCACCCGCGGTGTAGTTGGCGCAGCTGCAACTCATGCGTCTGGCGCAACCGTTACGCAGGCTGCGATATCGGTATCAGGTCTTAGTCACCTAGAGGGGCAGACAGTTAGTATTCTTGCGGACGGTGCAGCTCACCCTAATAAGACAGTGTCTTCGGGTGCGGTGACGTTAGATCGCTATGTCACGAAAGCACACGCGGGTTTGTCCTATAACTCTACGCTAAAGACATTGCGCATCGAAGGTGGCAGTCAGCAAGGCACCGCCCAGGGCAAAATAAAACGCATCAATGAGATCGTTGTCCGATTGCTAAACACGGTAGGTCTCAAGGTTGGCAAGGACGCATCTAATCTTGACATCGTGCCGTTCCGCTCATCGGCCGATAACATGGACGAACCGATAGCACTGTTCACCGGCGATAAAGAAATTGAGTTTGATGGCGAGTTCGACAGCGACGGCCAGCTAGTAGTGAGACAGGACCAGCCGCTGCCGATGACCGTGCTTGCTGTGTATGCAACACTGAGTACGTTTGATCAGTGAACATTATACCGTTTGATCCGGCTCATGCGATTGAGCTGGCTGACGGCCCGTTAAAGATTGAAGCAGAACGGCCACAAGAATTTTTGGCCCAGCATTACGAGTTGGCTGCGCAACACGGACTGTCGTTTAGCGCCGTTCATAATGGTTGGCTCGTCGCGTCAGCTGGCTTGATACCTGTTTGGCCTGGTGTGGCCGAAGCATGGTTTTTGGCTAGTGCGCGCATTGACGGCCACGCGATCGCGATTGGACGAACGGTGCGCGATCGCCTATTCGACATTATTGACGATGAGCAGCTGCACCGCGTTCAAGCTGCGGTTAGATCAGACACGCCAAACCTACAGCGGTTGCCGCAATGGCTTGGAATGAAACACGAAGGCCACATGCCTGCCTACGATCAGCAAGCCGCTGATTACGAAAGGTGGGCTTGGACTAGGAAGGAAAACGTATGACTGTCAATGCTGCGATGACGGGTTTTGGCGTTGCCACAAAAGTTTACGGTGGAATGCAAGAGGCAAAGGGATTGCGCGCAGCTGGCAGAGCCGCTGCGCAAACAGCCGCGTATAACGCCAAGATAGATGAGCGCAATGCAAAGGTAGCAGAGAACGAAGCGCGTTTTCGGATACAGCGCGGTGATTATGAAGCTACACAGTTTGCTAAAGACTTCCAAGCGATGCAGGCGGCAGCATCAACGCGGTATTTGAAATCAGGCGTGCAGATGACCGGCACGCCGCTACTTGTTTTGGCTGAGAGTGCAGCCGAGGCAGACGAAGAGAAAAAGACTATTGCATTGGTTGCGCGCACGGATGCTGGTCGAATGGAAGAAAAAGCACGTGAAGCTCGATTGCGCGGCCAAATCACGTTGTTAGAAGGCAGGCAACGCCAACAAGCATTCAACATTCGCGCGCGCAGCGCGACGATGACTGCGCTTAGCGATGCAGCGTTTGGCGGTTACCGCGTTTACAAGGCAATCGTATGAAAATACCTACATACAGACAGAAAACAGCGCGGCCCCGCCAGGGTAGCGGCCAGATGATTAACGTGCGGTTGAATGAATCGGCGATGGCTGCGCCTGCGTTGGCATATGCTGATTCAGGCAAACAATTGGCGCAGGCAGGTCAGCAAATCAGCGATTTTTTCTATAAAAAGGTTTTAGCGACAGCCGAAACAGAAGCGGCAACCGCTAATTCTGAATATCAAATTGAGCTGCAGAATTTAGAAGAAGAATTGCTACGCCAAAAAGATATGGCAAAAGCAGAAAAAGAATTTGCGCGACGAGCAAAAAATGCACAAACGCGATACAACACAAAATTGTCTAACTCTCTCGGCCGCAAATCATTTGGCTCGCTCGCTGCATCATCTTTGACAAAACAATCGTTGAGCTTCAGCCGCAAAGCTAATCTGAAAATTGTAGATCAAACGAAAGCGGCAAGCGACAACGCCGTATTCACTAGTGTGCGCAACGCGGCGGATTTAAACCGCGGCAACCTGACGCGGATAAGCGACATTGTTGAGATACGAACGCATTTGGAAAAAGTAGCGCCAATTATTGGAGCGGAAGAAGCAGCTACAAAACTGCGCACTAGTTTCACAGAAATTACATCGGGCATTTTGACAAACAAAATGAATGCAGCTGTTGCTGCCGATAAAAATCCACATGACGTAATTGAAGATTGGATGGCGGGTCGCGACACGGACCCAGTCCTTAAAGAATTAGACACGGCGGTGTCGGACAAAGATAAAGCAGCAATCGAAAAGAAATTATTGTCCATTGCCGACAGCATCGATACGCGCAAGGCGCGCGAAGAAAAAAGGACAGCTGACCGCGACAAAAAGATTGCAAAAGAGTCGGTTGCTAAAGTTATTAACGTGGATCGAAACAATCCGGCTGAGTTTGCAGAAGCGCGACAAGCTCATAACGATAATATTAAATATAACCGCTACACGTCTCGTTCTCAGAGACTAGCAGCGGAAATGGCGCTGGGTGTTACTGATGACCCAGCAATGACTTTGCGTCCAGACGGCCAAGGTAACAGTAATGTTTACGCACGCCTTAAAGGCATGGCGAGCAACGATTCCTTGTCGTTAAGAGAATTAAACCTTTTTGCTGATAAACTTGACGCAGGCCAATACAAAGAATTGGCAGGCGAGGCTAATCGCGACAAGTCTGCCGCGCTTCAGAGCGCCGAAGATACGATGCGAAAAACTTTTAATTTTTATAAGACAAACATTATTAAAGATCCGTCATTGCAACGTCTGGCAAGCAACGCCTTTAGCGCCGTGTCGTTGGGCCTTGAAAAATTTATCAGGCAAAACCGAAATGCTGGGCCAAAGGAAATTGAGGCAGAAACACAACGGCTAATTAAAGAATTGGAGCCAGCATTTAAGCAACGAAAATTAGACCTCGCATTTGAAAGCATCGCTGCGTCATATGCCAATTTAGGTTTAGCAAGAGGCACCAGCGCGTTAGGCATTGACGTGCCTACTCAAACAAACCTGCCAGAAATTTTACAACAAATACGCACACAAATTGCGGCTAACCCAGGACCGGCACAAAAGTTGTTTCGCGAACAATTGTACCAGCTGCAGGGACACATACTGATGGCGACACAGTAACATGGATTATTTCAACAAAGTTATTGACAATTACACCGAGGCCGAAAACCTGGGGCAGATGACGTTTAACGTCAGCGACTTCGATGAGACGGTTACGGACCAGGGCAAACAGTTTGGCATGGTCGGCAATGTTGCGGTGCCGCTGCAAGACGATACCTATATTACGGGCAGCATCAAACGGCCGGGGGCAGAGCCGCCGCTGGACATGCCCGATGAATCAATAGAGCAGGGGTCAATCAGTCGAGACATTGGCCGCGGCGCAGTACGTGGCGTAACCAAAGGTCTTACGGATTTACGGGAATTTGGTGCAGAGGTCGCTGGCGCGCCAGCCGATGCCGCGGCAACGGCAATCAAATTGATGACCCTTCCGCAGCAACTGTTTGCGCGTGCGATGGGCGTTGATGCAAACGCAGAAATACAAAACCCGATTGGCGGCAGTGCGTCTATTAAAGCTGGCTTGCAAAGTATCGGAAATTGGATGGTGCGAAACATCCCTGGAATGTCGGATGTCGATGAAACCTTTCGAGGCTACATCGAGGAAAAGCCGGAAAACAAAATTGTACAGGAAATAGTGCAGGAGCTGACGCGCTTTGGCACGGGTGCAGTTTTGGGGCCGGTGCAGACAGCGCGTTTGTTAGCCAGCAGCAACCCAATCCTACGGGGCATGGCATGGGGTGGACTAACTGACTTTATTCAAGGCGGCGATAGCGAGCAAACAGGGGTTGCTAGTCTCGTTGAGGCATTGGGTGAGATTGAAAAAAGTGAGCGTCCCGCAATAGCGCGCAATGTTCTAGCGGTTGTCACAAAATATGAAACAGACAGTAAAGCGGTACAACGCGCGAAAACAGCATTGGATGGTTTCGTAATCGGTGGCATTGCTGATGGCCTTATCACGCTTGTTGCTAAATACGGCCGTAAGGTGCCGTGGAAGACGCTTATGGCTGGCGGCGCAGCGTCGATGGTTGCAGGCGACGAGGCTGAAGCAGGGCCACTGACGGCGATCCTACGGGCTTTTACGCGCAAGGAAAACGAAGCACTACGCAAGGCAGCTGGTGGCGATAAAAAAATGGCCGACCAGGCAAAGCGGGAAGCAGCGCGCATCAAGTTACAGTACCCACCGTCTGAGGGTTGGGAGCCAATAGAAGCTACCGGCATTATAAAAAATAAAGCTGGTCAGTTTAAAGATGTGCGGTTTCGCCAGCCTGCGTATGCGTTTCACAAGCCAGCAAAAAAGGTTTCGGTCGAGCAGCATCGAGCCAATCTTGCCGACAAAATGGTCAATGACGTAAACGCGGTTGTCGAACGCGCGCGCGGCGGCGACGAGGCTGCGCAAGAAATTGTACGCCAGGCTCGCTGGTATCGCGACATGCGCTCTCGACTGCGTGCAGAGTTCGGCGGCATGGCAGACGTGTTTGCCGATTTGCTGGGCGCTACGTCAGCACAGACTGGTGTCGAGCAAAACTATCGCAACAGTGTAGAGATATTGCGACGGTTTTCGCGAGGCCAGTACGACAGGGAAATTGCAGCCTACCAGGCGCGTGTTGATGCTGGCGAAACTGTTAACCCAAAGCTGCTGATGCAAATGAGCAAGAAAGGTGATTTCCCCTTAATTCGGTCAGCCGCGGGTGCATTGTTCAATACGAACAGCCCGGCTGCTACCAGTGCGCTGCTGGATATGTTTAGGCAGATAAAAGTAGGATCTTCGCCTAAAACGGTAAACTTTACCGCCAACCTAATTGGGTTCGGCACAGATGCCACGATTGATGTGTGGGCAGCGCGTTATCTGCGTGCCGCGTCAGGTATGACACGCCTGCCACCGCCAGCGGAAAAAACTGTTGCAGGCAAGCATCTCACAGGGTCAACCCTTGAAAACCCAAAGATCGGCGGCGAATTTGCGTTTGGTCAGGATGTGTTTGCAGACGCGGCAAACATCATTAACAAATCAAATGTGGTTAAGGAATACGATCCCAACCTGGGTGACCTTGGTCCTGACGATTTGCAGGCGATGGTCTGGTTTTTAGAAAAAGAAAAGTGGACGAAAAACGGTTGGACATCCAAAGCAGGCGAAGGCGGCTCGCTTGATTTTGAAAGCAGCCTGGCGGGTGCAGGTGATCCCGAAGCAATCACGGCGGCACGTCGCGCAGCTTCCGCGACATTTACACCGCCGAAGCAACGCAAAAAGGAAACTGACCAGGAATACCAGCTGCGCGTCGATGAAGCGCGCCAGGCGTTTGACGAACAGGCGCAAGAAGCAGCCGCACAAGTGCAAGAAATGGCTGCGCCGCTTGATCGCACGGTAGTAGGTGTGGCGCGCGAGCGGCCGGGACAACGTCCCACAAACATCGATCAGGCAGAGCTAGCGTCAGAAATTACAGCGCCACTGCGAAACGATGACACCGTAGTTGCGTTCCAGGCTAACAACACATACGGCGAGTTTGCTGGCGAGGCGGAACGTGCGCTTAACGCTGAAATTGTGACGCGGTCAAATCATAACCCGGCACCGCTAGAGCGCGCAGTAGTTGAGGCCGGTGTTAAATATGATCAGGACGCCGTGTTTATATCTAAGGTGCTGCGCGCGCCGTCAGAAACGAGTGTGCCTGGTGTCGAGATATACTTCCGCCGCCGTGAGGGTGTGGACGTAGCGCAACAGATTACGGCGCTATTGCGAGAAAAGGGCGTTGATGGCTTTACCTTTATTACTGACGCCAGGCAGGGCGACCGCGTAGACGTGCAAGCGTTGCAGACCGGAGAAGAGGTAGCGGGGCTGGTTGGCATCAGGTTCCAGTACATACCAGCCTTTGATGACGGCTACACAAAAGCGGCGCACACAAAAATTATCGAAGAAAAAGAAGATATTTTTCGCGCGGTTATTGAAGAAATGGTCAAGCGTTCCGATATTGCAGCTGCAGACTTAGTGCATTATGATACGAAGGTTTTTCGACGTGCGACTGATACTGACTGGATGTCAGAAGGAGTGACATACGATGAGTACCTTAGAACAACAGCTGGAGAGGGCAATAGTCCAGCAGGGCGAGGACAGCTTCGTAGTGAGGGAGCTGCGCCGCCAGATATCGGCGGCAAGTAGCGGACAATCTGCCGAAGACTTGTATGTAACCGGCGCGGTTAAGAAGCCGCAAACAGACACCGCCTGATTTACCAGGCATAGACGCACAGAGGCGCTCTTTTGAGCGCCTTTTTTTATGGGAAAACGGCATGGCGACACCTGAAGAACAGGCATTAGAGGCAAGTCGGACAGGCGGCGTATTACAGCCAGCAGATACGTCACAAGAACCAGGCGTGCAGGTTGCCGGTATTGGCAAAGCTATTCTGCCAGCAATTCTCGAAATGATTAATAAGAACACGGTAGACGTGCCAATCGGGGAAGGCGCTACGCAGGCGCGCGGCGCAGATATAGACGTATATCAGCAGCAACAAAAACAAGGCGCTGCAGAAATTCTAAGCTCTGAAGGACGCGAAAAATTTGAGGAAGCCGGTGGCCGTGTCGATGAGCTGATCAACCCGACACCGGGCGACCCTGTGGTGCAAGGTGCGCGTGAGGCATTGGACGCAGCGCAACCTGGTGACGCTACCGTCAAGCTCGATGCAAAAAGACAGCTGAACTACGCAGAGCCGGATATGTCGCTGCGCGCTGGCTCAACGGAGCCCGGTGCAACTGGCGCGGCCACAGAAATTGACGGCGCTGATTTTATTCGCATGACTGACGATGTTACCGACGCTGGTCAGGGCATCGATTTCAACTTTGACCGCATGAACTCGTCCGAAGACGTTAAAGCGACAATCAACTTTTTCTCTGAGCGATTTGCTGGCGAAGCAGACCAGGCGAAACGTGGTGTCGTTACGCAAAACGAAACTGAAGCAGAAGCAGCAAAGTTATTGCAGAACGAGCTGGGCCTGACCCGCGATCTGTTAGCTGGTGGACCTGGCCGTGTTTTAAACGCAGCGCAGATGACAGCTGTGCGCATTCTATTACAGCGTAGCGGCGACCGACTGGTCTCGATGGCGACAGAGATTAGACGCGGTAACCGAGATCCAGAGTTCCTAGTCGCATTTCGCCGACAGATGGCGTTGCACGCTGGTATCCAGCAGCAGGCTAAAGCTGCGCAGACAGAAATCGCAAGATCATTGAA